ATTACTGCAGGTAGATGTAGAGTTGCTTTAGAGCAATGTACTGATGAGTTCTTTGGAACTTATATTGAAGAAATGTACCGAAATGGTGCAGATGTAATGAATGTTGAGGGAACTCAATTATCTGATGCAATCGTAAACAGAGCAGTAACAGGTATCGCACAAGATGTAGTAAGATTAGCATGGGGTGGTGATGGCGCAACTGCAAATTATACTGCTCTTGATGGGTGGATGAAATTAATGGGTGCAGATGCAACTGTATTAGCAGCAAGAACTGAGTATAGTGCAGTAGCACCTACAACACCTACAGCAGCAGAATCTATTGGTATTTTAAGAACAATGTATGATAATGCTCCAGCAGCATTACAACAAGTTCCTGCAAAAGATAAGAAAATCTTTGTAACTCCTAAGACTTACAATTCTTACTTATCAAACTTAGAAGGTACTTCTGCAGATTTAGCAATTACTAACCAACAAGATGGTGTATTAACTGTTAAATTCAGAGGTGTTGAATTAGTACCTATGTATGAGTGGGATACTATCTTAGCAGATACTGACCCTGCAATGTTCTTAAGAGGTGGTGTTAATGGAACAGAAGGAGCGTGTTATTGTGCAGTAGAGAACTTAATAATTGGTTCTGATGTAACTGACCCAGAAGGTTCTTTCAAAGTATTTTATGATGATTTAGAAGAAAAAATGTTCTTCAATGGGGAATCTTTTACTAAACAATAATGTAATAATAGAGGGGAGGCTAGTCCTCCTCTCTTAATTACTTTTAATAACTAATAAAATAATAAAAAAATGGCAATAGATACAGGATTAGGTGTAGTATGTGCTGATTTACAAGCAACAGGTGGTATTTCTCAAATTTTAATTAGAGAATGGGCTACTGCAGATGTAGTTACTTATGGTTCAGGTACAGCACACACTATTACAAATATTCAATCAGGTGGTGATTCTGCTTGGTTTGTTTATGAATTTAAAAATGAAGTACCTGCAATGACTATTACTGCAACAAAAGAGAATGGTTCAACTGCTTTTGAGTGTGGTTTATCTTTTATGCTTCCTAATATTGATGCAACAAAATTTGAAGAATTAAAAAACTTTGAAAATGCTTGTATGATGGGGATGGTTTTAGATACTAATGGAAATTGGTGGGTTTTAGGTGCTAGTGCAAAATATGCTAATGAGGATGTTCAGGCTAAAAGTCAGACTTACTTGAATTTAACAGGTTTTGAAGGTGGTACAGGTGCTGCTTATGCAGATGAGAATGGTATTACTGTTAACTTAATGGCAAGACAGTTTGAGTTACCAAGAGAGTATGCTGGTACTGTTACTGTTAATACTTCAGCATTAACTGCAACAGCAGGAGCATAATAATTAAAGATATAGAAATAGGTTGGACTTTGTTCGTAAAAAGTTTAACAACATTTCCCTATTAATATCTTTTTTATAATATGTGTGATTGTAATGGAAAAAAAGTTGTAGATTTATCACACTTAAAAATATATACAATTATGGCAGAATATAAAGCAAAATCATCATCAGGTACTTGTTACAAGAATGGTTTTAAAATTAAATGGGCTACAGCAACTCAAGAGGAGTTAGCGTATGCTTATGAAGATTTAGGGATGACTACATTAGTAGAAAAATTATCAACTACAAAAACAAAAGATGAGCCAAAGAAAGCAACCAAAAAGAAAAAGTCAGGTAAAGAATCTTCAGACTCAAAAGAGTAATACTTTTGAATTTGGAGTTTTTAATTTAGCAATTCCTGAACACATTGAAGAACCTTTAGATTTAGCAAAAGTAAGAACTAAGTTTATCCCTTTTGGTACTAACAATCTATTCCCTCAGTATTTAGCAGAATTAAAGCGTAAATCTTCTACTCATAGAAGTGTATTAGCACAAAAGACTATCTTTACAAGTGGTGCTAAGTTTGTTACGAATAATGAAGATGTTAAAGAATACATCAAAGATGTAAATGCTGATGGAGAATCGTTAAGAGAGGTTTTTAAGAAATTAGCAGATGATTACTATTCATTTGGAAATGCCTATTTAGAGGGTGTATTATATGATGGTGGACTAAATCTATATCACATAGATGCAACTACTGTTAGAATGTCTAAAAACAAGAAAGAAGTATATGTTCACCCTGATTGGGCTAAGTACAATAGTATGAAAGATAAATTATCTATCATTCCTCTTTATCCTAAAGTTAAGGGAAATAGATTTGTCCTTCAATTTAAAGATTACGAGCCTACATTCCAATTCTATGGTTTGCCTGATTACATTGCTGCATTAGAGCATATTGCTGTTGATTATGAAATTGGTAAATGGAATCATACTAAATTCAAGAATGGATTTCAACCTTCAGCAATTGTTGAGATTAATGGGGATATGGGTGAGG